ATGAGGAGCGAGAGCGACACATCTCGGCGACCGGAGAAGATCTGATGATCGTCGCCGCCTTCGCCTTTGGCTGTATCGATCAATCGCCGGTGGCCACGTCTTTTCCGGCTGGGCTGACCACGGAAGGCGTCACCATGATCTTGGGGTGCCTTGCCGAGTCGGCGAACGAGTTTTTCTTTAGACCACATCCGCTCAATCGCCCAAGCGGAAAGGATCATTGATGCTGGCCTACTACAATGAAAGCGACCCCTTCGCGGCGGAGTGGCTGCGGCGCCTCATCGCCGGGGGCCGCCTTCCCGCCGGCGACGTAGACGGGCGGAGCATTCGGCGGGTCCGCCCGGGTCACGTGATCGGGGCGGCCCATGCTCACTTCTTCGCCGGGATCGGGGGGTGGCCTCTTGCGCTTCAACTTGCTCAGTGGCCGGAGAGCTTGCCGGTGTGGACCGGCTCCTGCCCCTGTCAACCCTTCTCCCAGGCCGGCGCTCGAGGCGGAGCCGACGATCTCCGCCACCTCTGGCCAACGTGGTTTCGTCTCATCCGCGAGTGTCGCCCTCCAATTGTCTTTGGGGAGCAAGTTGCGAGCCCTGATGGGTACGGGTGGCTCGACACTGTATCGACTGACCTGGAGGGAGAGGGCTACGCCGTCGGGGCGGCCGATCTTGCAGCGGCTGGCGTCGGCGCCCCGCACAAGCGACAACGCCTCTTCTTCGTGGCCTACGCCCCTGGCGACGGACGGGCGCTCCTCGGTGAGGAGCAAGGAGCGGAGCCCAGCAACGTACGGCGTGAGCCTCACCGACGCCGCCCGGCGGGTGGGGTGGGCGACACCGGTAGCGACCGAGATCGGCAACACGCCGGAGAACTACGCGGCGATGAAGGCAAGGATGCGGAGCGGGGCTCGGACGGCCGTCACGCACCCGAGCCTTCAAGCCCAGCTCGTGATCCCTGGGCCGATGCCGAGTGGCTCCAGTGCACCGACGGAGTCTCGAGGCCAGCTCAACCCGGCGCATTCCCGCTGGCTCATGGGGTACCCAACCGGGTGGGAAAACTTCGCGGATTCGGAAACGCGATCGTGCCCGAGCTTGCAGCTCGGTTTATTCGGGCCTCCGCCCAAGCGATCGCCGAAGGGGTGATGTCATGGTGAAGCAAGCGATCCTCCTCCTCTCGTTTTCTGTCGCATGCTCTCCGCTCTCGGGGATCGAGGTGCGCCGAGGAGACTCGATCCTCGGCGTGCTCACCGAATGCACCCGAGGCGAGCGGCAATCGGTGGTGTGGGCCACCTCGAGCACCATCACCCTCACCGTCGGGCATGGGCTCGATCCCATGCCGGCGGCCCTCGTAGGCGTCGGAGGCCGGGGAGAGATCCGAGGGATGCGGCTCTGGTACCCGCCAGAGGACGCCCTTGGGGTGGGTGCTCGGGGCTCCATCCGCATCGGAGTGGTGGACGCCTACGGAGTGGAGGTCGAGGGCGCCGTGTCCTGTGAGCCGGAGCGGGATTCACTCCCTTTCACAGGTAACTCACAGGTTATCCACAACCCAAAAAGCGAGTGATCCTTTTGTGGTCTCGCGGCCTTCGACGCCGCAATTCACAGGATCGGGCCCCCTCTATCACTACTGTATCTGATCTGATTAAGAGATCCCGGAAAAGCAAAGTGGTTGCATTTTAAAGCGGTGTTGAGTTAGGGGTGTGGCACGAATGGGCGCGAAGGTAACGAAGTCGGTGCGCCTTGAGGAGGCGATCGATCAGGCTGTGAAGGCCGCCGCCTTCGCTTCGAGGCGGAGTTACATCGGTCAACTCGAGTGGTGCGTGATCGAGTCCCTTGGGCTCGACACGCAAGCGCTGGCGTTGCCGGTGGAGCGAGTTACGAAAACGGATGCCGTGGCGAGCTGGGATCGGATCGTCTCCGAGATCAGCGAGAGCCGGCGGACCGGTCAGGCGTTGACGCTCTCCCCCCGGGAGCGTGCGGCCCTTCGGTCGGTCGGAGGCACGGCGAGGATTGGACAAACAAGGCCGTCGCAACTCCTCACGTTGCGGCGGAGCTACACCCGAGCCTTTTTGGCTTGGGGCGGAGGGACTACCGATGGGAAAGCGAACACTTGAGGTGCTCGCCGAGGTCGCTCAGGAGCGACACCGGCAAGATGTCAAATGGGGGGTCAACCAAGATCACCCCGACGGGACCGGCGGAGACTTTCGGGAGCACGAGGCGATCCTCGCGAAAACAGGATGCGACCTCTTGGCCAAAGAGGGGCGGGTCACCTGGGCCGCGATCCTTGAGGAGGAGCAAGCCGAGGCCTTCGCCGAGACCGATCCCGCGGCGCTTCGGGCGGAGTTGATCCAAGTCGCCGCCGTGGCGTGTCGGTGGATCGAGGCGATCGACGGTCGCCAGGGAGAGAAAGGATGAACGAGATGGACATCACCCCAGAGATGCTAGCGGTCGCGGTCTTCGCCCCCAAAGAGAAACACGGCGACGATGGCGCCGATCAGAAGCCGGAGGAGCTTCGGCTGACTCGCGTGCTCCTCTCGGCCGACGGGACCACAGTCGCCACCGACGATACGATCGTGGCCCTCGTGCGACGCCACACCCCGAAAGGCGAGGAGCCGAAGAAGGGGGCTGAGCCCTTCACGTGCCTCCTACCGTCGGATCAACTCCGGCGGGTGAGCGGAGCCGCCGCCAAGCTCGGCGCCGACGAGCTTACGATCCGCCGCAACGGATCGAAGGCCACGGTGGAGGCCCGGACCGAGCAAGGGGAGGCGAGCGTACAACTCGACGCCTTCGATCCCACCGACTTCCCGGGCCCTGAGCGCTTCTACCAGAGTCAAGGCCAACTCAAGGCTACGGTCGCCCTCGACTCCCGATACCTCGCCGGCATCGCCAAACTGAGGGCCCAGGTGGGCGGACACGGCCCGGTGCTCTTCTTCGTGCACGGCGAGAATTCCAACGTGGTCGCCGCCTGGCGGGCCGACCTCCACGAGGCCCGGGTGGTGCTCGCCTCCACCAAAGTCGATCCCGCCGAGTGGGAGGCGTTGGCGCCGAAGAAGGTGGCCAAGTGAGCGCCTTTCAAAAAGGGATCATGATCAGCCCCCGATCGAACGGGGCGAGGGTGCGGGTCCAGGCGGAGATGCCGGCGGCCGAGCCAGGGACGGACCGGCTACCCCAGGTCCGCAACGCCCTTCTCGCCGCGGTCCAGCAAGCTTCGGCGCCAGCGGTCGAGGAGGCGATCCGCTCCGTCATGGTGGCCGAGCGCAATGCCGAGTTGAGCAAGGTAGCGGCGGCGGCGCCCCGGCTTCGGGTGTCGCTTCTGGTGGAGGTGCTTTAGATGGCCACGAAGAAGAAACAGAAGGACGCGAAGACCGGGCGGGAGAAGAAGCTTCAGGCCGCCAAGCGATCGAAGAAGGCCGACACCATCAAGGCGAAGGTGGACCGGCTCCAGAAGGTCGCCGAGTCAATGGGGGGCAAGCCGGTCCTTCGGGTGGTGCTCCCGACGAAGACCGACGAGAGCACGGGCGCCAACGTCAAGCGGGCCGTCTCGACGCTCCAGGTGGAGTGGCCCAGCGAGATCGACCTCTCGGCCTTCCGGCGGGTGGTTCAAGATGGGGTGTCGCCCTCGGACACGGCGATCCGCTTGCAGTGTCGGCGCTGCAATCAAACGGAGGAGATCCTCGCCAAGGATGCGCTGGCGATCTCCGCCGACAACCCACCGGTGGGCTTCCCGCTCGAGGCCTTCCGGGATTGGGCGCGAAGGGCAAAGAAGAAGCATCGCCGTTGCGGGGGCGCCGAGACCAAAGGGACCCAACAAAGCTTGGGGTTATGGGAGAAGATCCGATGAACATCTCACCACGAAACGGCTACATGTTGATCGAGTACAAGGAGAGCCTGACTCGAGAGTTCACGACGGCGGCCGGGATCCTGATCAGCAAACGATCCCCCGCCTACTTGACCGGGATCGTGCTCGACGCCGGCGAAGGCACGCTCTCCCGTGACGGCACGATCCGGCTTCCCCCGCCGGCGAAGGTCGGCGAGTGGGTGCTCCTTCGGGACAACGCCGGCACGGCACGGGAGCTCGGCTTTATGGGGCCCGGCTCGAGGCGGGCCCTGGTGCACCCGGATGACATCCTCGCCGTGCTCGATCGGGCCTCGTACGAGCAGACCCGAGACCTTCCCGGCGCTGAGTTGTACCAAGCCCCCGCGGCCTCGGCCTTCGAGGTGAGCGATGAGTGAGCAAAAGCAGATCGAGATCGTGAGCCCCGACGGCGAGATCTTGTCCGCCACCGATCCTCTCCGTCTCGCCCCGGCTTTCGCCGAGGCGAAGGCGCTTGAGTCCCAGGCGAAGGGGTGGTCGGCGATCCTCAAGGCGGCGATCGTCAAGCTCGTCGAACACACCCCAGGCCGAGGCCGTACCCGTCGCCTCTCCGCCGCCGGCGTGACGATCAAGGTGACGCTCCCCAAGGAGGAGATCGACGCCAAAACACTGATGGAGGCGTGGACGAAGTGGCCCGAGTTGGCGCCGAAGTATCTTCGGATCGCCGAGGTTGCCCCGATCGCCGTCGAGGTCGAGAAGCTCTGGGGCACCACGGGGGACGCCGAGCTCGAGGCGTTCAAGGCTCACCTTCGATCGGGTCTGAGTCTCGGCACCTACGCCAACGTTGAGATCGAGAAGGACGAGCGCCAATGACGAGCAAGCGAAAAGACCGGTTGGGCTCGGATCCCGAGTCGCCCTGGACCCGGGGCAAGCGGCCGCCTCGAGCGGAGCGACTGGCCCGGCCCGCCATGAAGCGATCGCTCGGGGCGCTCCAAAAGCTCCAGGGCTACATCGCCACCCGGCCCAAGGGCCAGGCGACGATCCGGGCGTGCATGATCCGATTCTCGTGGGATCAGGACTACACCACCGGGATGGTCTCGATCCTGATGAAGGCGTCGATCGTGACGGCGGGGGAGGAGGAGAAGTCAACGGTGGAGGCGGTCGACCTCGAGCAACAAACACCCCTCTTTGCCGACCCGAATCGGCTCCTGATCACCGACGAGGAGGCCGCCCGATGAACGGCGCCGAAACGAAGGAGCAGCCCCGGAAGGTGACCCGGGTGGAGTTGATGGGCCTCTACGTGAGCCAGCTCGGGCTGGTGTCGAGGCTCCAAGAGGCGATCGTGGTCATGGTGCGAGACCCGCTCGCCCAGGTCCGATGGGACGAGAAGGGCGTTAACCGGGTGCTCTCGATCGGCGAGGCCCGCCAGCGCTACAAGGCCGAGGCTCAAAGGGCCCTCGAGATGTTCGATCAACTCTGGGCCTCAGGGCTCAAGGCCGCTACCCAGAAGGGGCCGCCTCAGTGAGCCGCAAACCGAAGGCGCCGGCGCCGGCGCTGGTGAAGATCTCCGCCGAGGTGCGCTCCCGCGAGTGGCCCCACCCGCACGAGGCTGAGCTCGTGGCTCGGCTCCTCGACGGAGAGCCCGCCCACGCCGTGTTGCCGAGCGCCGGGACCTCGGGGATGCGGTGCCTCGAGATCCTGGCCCGGCTGGTGAAGGAGGCCCGCGATGGCTAACTGGTATTTGAAGGATGGCGATTGCGTCGCCGGCATGGCGTCGATCGGCGATCTTTCGGTGGACCACGTAATCACCGATCCGCCCTACAGCAAACACGTTCACTCAAACGTGATCAGCAACGCGAAGGCGGCCGACGGCGGGAGCTTCTCGAAGGACGGCCCCGCCAAGAAGACCCCTCTCCCTTTCGGCCACCTCAAGCCGTCGGTCCGTCGGGCTTGCGCCGAGCACTTCGCCCGGGTGTGCCGGAGGTGGTGCCTTGTCTTTTGCGAGGTGGAAGGCGCCCACCGTTGGAAGCGGGACCTCGAGCAAGCCGGGATGCGGGTGGTGCGGATCGGGGCGTGGGTCCGGAAGGGATCGATGCCCCAGGTGACGGGCGATCGCCCCGGGGTGGGCTTCGAGGCGATCGTGATCGCTCACTCCGCCGTCCGGGGCCCCGAGGGCCGCTACCTCGAGCCTATGCGGTGGAACGGGGGCGGCCGAGCTGGGGTGTGGGAAGCGGCGATCGCCCAGGCGGGCCGAGGCGGACCGGAGCGGGTGCACCCCACGCAAAAGCCGGAGCCGCTTCTCGAGGCCTTGGTAAGAGACTTCACCGATCGTGGGGATCTGATCCTCGACCCCTTCGCCGGGTCGGGGACGCATGGTGTCGCCGCCCTACGTCAGGGCCGGCGATTCGTCGGGTGGGAAAAAGATCCGGTCTACCACCAGGCGGCGAGTACCAGACTGGCAAACACCCGGGAGCAACTCGGGCTTTTTGGAGGGACAAACGATGTCACTACGTGAGCGGGCTTTGGTGTTGGTGGAGCGGGTCCGGCGGGTCTTGGACGAGCAAGCGGCGGCCGGGAAGGAGCCGGGCGAATACGGCGAGCTATCCGACGTGATCGCTGGGCAGGAGCTGGGGGCGCCCCTGGTGGCCCAAGGCAAGCTCACCGAGGATGACTATCACCTCGGCCTGATGAACGCCTCGGCGATGGCCCTCGAGCCCTACGGCGAGATCAGCAAGAAGGAGATCGAGGAGATCCAGGCGATGGTGGTGGAGCGCCTCAAGCGCCACGTCGACATCCGATCCGCCTACGAGAAGCCCGACGCCCCGCCGGTCCCCGAGCCCCGCACCGTGACCGGCGACATCGATCCTTCAATGGTCGAGGTCGAGGTGATCACCGGCCAAGAGCCGGGGGGTGGGGCATGAAGGACGAGATGCAACACGTCGCCGCCGTGAGCGGCCGGGACTACAAGGCGATCACCGGGGCGGAGATGGCGACCCGAAAGCCGGCGCCTTGGATTCAAACCTTCACCGGGCAACGGTTCACCTTCGACCCCATCGATCCACACGCGATCAACGTGGAGGACATCGCCCACGCCCTCAGTCGAGCAAACCGATGGGCCGGGCACACCGCGGTCCCTTGGACGGTCGCGCAACACTCGATCCTCGTGGCGCTCCTTGTGCCTGAGAGGCACCGGAGGGAGGCACTCTTTCACGACGCCTCGGAGGCCTACCTCGCCGACGTCGCCGCACCGGTGAAGGCGATACTCCCCGACTACCAGGCATTGGAGAAGCGCCTCGAGCACGCGATCGCCATCCGCTTCGGCCTCACCTTCCCGCTCCCGGATGTTGTGCGCTTTGCCGACTGGGCTGTTTTGCAGCTCGAGCGGAGAACGATCGCCGACTGGGAGGGATACCCGCCACGGTGGGACACCGATCCGCCCGGCGGCCTTGAGGAGGTCGGCCTACCGGCGATCCCGACCGCCTTCGCTTGGGCTCCACAACCCCAGGTGAAGTCAGGCCTCTTTTTGGCGTTGAGTGGGATCCAGGAGCCGGACCTACTCACCACGGCCCGATGGATGGGCGTCTCTGAGGAGTGGATCGAGGCCGCCGCCCTGTGGGGGGCTCGCTGGTAGACTAGGGGAGGCCCGGGCGCTGAATGCTGAAGCCCAAGAAGCGGAGCGCCAAGCGGCCCCTTGCTGCAAAGCACCGGGAGCCGGGGAACATCGGCCGCCCGAGGCTCCTCACCCCCCAACTCGAGAAGAAGATCCTCGGCCTCGTGAGGCGGGGGCTCTTCCTCGAGACGGTGGCGGTCTCCGTCGGGATCCACCGGGGGAGCCTCTTTGCCTGGCTCGCCCGTGGGCGGGAGGAGGCTCACCGCATCGCCCTGGGGGCAGAGCCCGATCCCCGAGAGGCGCCCTTCCTCGACTTCCTCAACGCGGTCCAGATCGCCCAGGCCGAGGGGGAGATCCGGGCCTTCAAGATCGTCGAGGCCGCCGCCAAGACCGACTGGCAAGCGGCGTGGAAGCTCCTCACGCACGGCCCAGGCCGGGTTCGCTGGGGGACCCGGCCCGAGCCCGAGGCGCCACCGATGCCGGTCCGGGTGGTCGAGGCCCCGGCCGAGGTGACTCAAGCGACAGGAGCCCGCCCCGGTGAAGTCGACACTATTCGATCCCTTCTCTTCTCTGACGCCGGAAGAGATCTCCTCGATCGCGCTACGCAACTCGTGGAGGGCCGAACCCAGCGCCATGGGGGCGCATCTGTCCGAGGGGCGATTCCAGAGACCACGCCACGTGCAAGCGATCTCCAAACAGATCCGGAAGGCGCTCACGACACCGGGGAGCCGGACGATCATCACGACGCCCCCCCAGGTCGGCAAGACCACGACGGCGGTTAAGTGGGGATCGATCTGGGCCTTCGATCTCCTCCAAGATCCGAAGATCGCCTTGTGCTCCTACGGAACGAACTACTCCCGCGATTGGGCGATCGACATTCGGGACACGATCGTCGAGCACGCCCCGACGCTCGGATGGGGCATCTCGCCGACGAAGGCCCGAGCGGCTCAGTGGGCCACCACCGAGGGCGGCGAGTTTTTCTCCACCTCGATCGACGGCGAGTTGACCGGCAAGAAGGTCGACATCCTCTTCATTGATGACCCGTACAAAAACTGGGCCCAGGCCTATTCGGAGGCGTACCTCGACAAGGTGCGGAAGTGGTGGGGCTCGGTCGCGTACACCCGCCTAGCGCCTAACGCCGCCGTGGTCCTCATTATGACCCGGTGGAACGCAAAGGATCTTGCCGGCGAGCTGATCAAGAAGTCGCGGGAGGGCGGCGACCAATGGGACGTGATCAACTTCCCCGCGATCGCTGGCCGGGACGATCCCATGGGCCGAGCTCCAGGTGAGAGCCTTTGGCCCGAGCGCTACTCGGTGGCGGACTACGAGCGGATCCGAGCGAACGCTACGGAGTTGATCTGGTGGCCCCTCTACCAAGGCAAGCCGAGGGCTTCGATCTCCAAACACTTCGAGCGCCTCCGCTACTACGAGAAGATGTCGGACCTCCGGAAGGCCGATCGGATCATCCAAACGTGGGACCTGCCCCAGAAGGACAAGTTGGATAGCGACTGGGCCGCCGGCCAAACCTGGGCCCGGCTCGAGGAGGAGGGCCAGCTTCGAGCCTATCTCCTCGACGGGATGCACGAGCACGCCGCCAGCCCGAGAATCATTCAGATGGTGCGGGGGCTCTATCGCCGCTGGCCCGGGGCCGATCTCGTCCAGATCGAAGATGCGGCGGCCGGGCCCTCGGTGTACGCCCACCTCCGCCCGGAGATCTCGGTGCTCGACCTCAAGGCGGCGATCTTCTCGAAGGAGGTTCGGGCCCAGGCCGTGGTCCCCTTCGTCGAGGCTGGCCAGGTGGTGGTCCCCGACCCCGTCGCCTTCCCGTGGGCCGCCGAGCTGATTCAGGAGCTGCTAGACTTCCCCGATGCCGACCACGATGATCAAGTGGACGCGGCAACCATGGCGGTAACTGAGCTACTCTTTGAGGCTCCCGACGTTTCGGCCGAAGCGCTCGAGGCGCAACCGTGGATCTCAAGGTGGAGGGGCAGATGACAAAGCAAGGTAACGGGTGCGCCTCCGAGCGAGGCGCCGCCGCTCTCGGGGTGTCGGTTGAGACCTACGATCGTCTCATCGCCGATGCGGTTGACGCCGCCCTCCCGAGGCTGATCGAGGCCCTCAAGGGGAAGGTGTGAAGCTCACGCCAGCCCAAGCCCGAGAGCGGCTCGAGGAGGCGAAGGCCGCCTACTCCGACGCCGTGAACGAGGCCGCCCTCGCTCTGGCGATCCACGCCGCCGCCCTGAGGACCCTCCGCCAAAGCTCGGCCCGGAGCGCCTCGGCCAAAGAGAGCCAAGAGAAAGTGATCGTGGATCGGCTCATGGCGGCGGCGGAGCGCTTCGAGGAGGCTCGAGGCGCCTTCGCTACGGCCGAGCTTGCGATCCAAGGAGGTAGACCGGAATGAAGCCCGCGAACGAAGTAACCCCCGCCGATGTGCTCGCCGTACTGTCGACGGGGCCGGCGTCATCCTACGAGATCGCCAAGGCCCTGTGCGTCTCCTCCGAGTGGGTGAGCGATGCGCTCGGCAAGCTCAAAAACAGATCGAAGGTGCGGCGGACCGACGAGGATGGCCCGGCCAACCCCGGGGGCCGGTTCCGAGCGAAAAGGTGGGCCCTATGCGGTGGGTGATGTGGGGTCGGGATCTGGCGCTCCTGGTGATCGCCTCGTGGTCGCTCTGGCGGGTGCTCCAGTGAGCGATCTCCTCAAGCGAGCCTCGCTCACCGGGACCGCCGAATTCGCCGAGCGTCGGGCCCGAGGCCTGGCCCGGCTCGTTAAGCCATGGCTCGATCGGGTGGTGCGCTCGGAGCTTCGACTCGCCAAGGCCGACCACCAGGAGGAGCTACGCCGCCTCCTTCTTCGCTTCGGGGTCACCGTGATCGACGAGTCGGGCCAGCGGGTAGGGGGCTCCGAGCTGCAGCGGGGGCGCCTTTACCAGGACCTGATTCGGGGGCGAGAGATCACCATCTCTTGGCTCGACGAGTGGGCCCAGTCGGTCGAAAACTCGGCGGCGGAGACGCTCGCCGACGTGCGGTCCGAGCTTCAACGGATCACCCGGGAGGCGCTCCTCGAGGCCGAGATGCGGTCCGAGTCGAAGCTCACGGCGGTCGAGACGGCCCGGGTCATCCGCCAGGCGGCCGGGAAACACGGGAGCTTCTCCTTCGAGCGAGCCCTCCGCATCGCCCGGACCGAGACCTCGATCGCCGCCAACACGGGCCAGGTGATCGCGTATGACGAGCTGGGGATCACTCAAATCGAGTGGCTCGCCTTCAAGTCGCCGATCTGGCCGAGGCGCCACGATCGGATGGCGGGAAAGAAGGTGGACCTCGGCGAGCTATTCACGCTCCCGAGCGGGGCTCAGTGCCGGCACCCGGGCGACCCGTCCCTCCCTGTGGGCGAGCTTGTGAATTGCCGATGCTCGACGGCGCCCGTGAGGCGCAAGCGCCCAAAGCGCTGATCCTTGCCAGAGCCGCCGACGTGGGACACGGTGCCGGCCGATGGCCAAGCGCACCAAGAGCCGACGAGTCAACAAAAGCCCCCAAGGCGCCCGGGCCCGGCAACGTGCGGCCGACCAATCGCCGCTCACCGCGTACGGCCTGACGGGCTCGAGGTGGGCCGGTCGGACCCGCCTCGCCGGCGAGTACACCCCCGAGCTTCGGGGCCGCCAGCGCCAGCGCACCTATACCAAGATGCTGGCGACCTCGAGCCACCTTGGCCCGTCGGAGCTCCTCTTTAAGGCCCTCGCATCCAAGCCCGACTACCGCAACGCGGCGGCGATCGATGGCGACCCCGAGGCCGAGGAGCTTGCGATCCGCTTCGACGAGATCCTTGACGATATGGATGTGCCGCTCTCGACGGTGGCGGCCGAGTCGATCACCGGTCACTCGCGGGGCTTCTGGATCGGTGAGGTGCTCCTCAAGATGCGCCGGGGCCCCGACTCCACCTCCGAGTTGACCCGCTCGAAGTACAACGATGGTCTCTGGGGTGTGCAACGGATCGAGAGTCGCTCGCAGGATTCGATCGATGAGTGGGATATGGGCCCAAACCAACGGGCGGCGTTCGGCTTCTGGCAGGACGTCCCCGGCATCCCCGGACGCCCTTACGTGCCGATGTGGAAGTGCCTCCACCTCACCCCATGGAATTTCAACGGGAGCCCCGAAGGCAACGGCGGAGCGCTGGCGCCGGCCTATCGGCCCTGGTGGATGAGTACTGACCTCGAGGAGATCGAGAAGATCGGCGCCGAGCGTCACGCCGCTGGCCTCCCCGTGGCCTTCGTCCCCCCGGAGCTACTCTCGAGCCGCAACGTCAACGATGTCGCCACGCTCGACGTGATCCAAGATCTCGTGCGGAAGGTGAGGATGGACGAGACCGCCGGCGTGGTGTTTCCTGGCCCGAAAAACAAGAAGGGCGAGGACACCGGATTCGGCTTCCAGCTTATGAGCTCGGCCCGCAACGTTGCCGAGAGCGACGTGATCATCAAGCGAGAGCACACCTTGATGCTCACCTGCTACCTCACCACCTTCCTTTCCTTGGGCCAGCAAAACGCCGGCGGGTCCCAATCGCTCTCTTCCGATCTGACCGACCTCGTCTCCCAGGTGATCGGCTCGTGCCTCGCCCTCTTTGTTCGGGAGGTTCAGTCGAAGCTCTACCCCATGATCGCTCGGCTCAACGGGTGGAACCTCCAAAAGCTCCCGACGCTCACGCACACCGATATCGAACGCCAGGACGCCCAGAAGTTTGCGGCGGCCCTCGGTACCCTCGTGACGGCCGGCGTGCTCCCGGCCTCCCCGAGCGTCGCCACCTTCGCCCTCGGCGAGTTGGGTTGGGACCTCGACCTCGACGCCGACCTCCCGATGATGATGCCGACCACCCCGAGCGTCGGCGCCGATCCGACGGTACCGGTCCAGGAAGAGAAGGTGGTCTCGCCCGAGCAACTTCGGAGCATGCTCACCTTGCGGGAGGTCGGCACGCATCTCGGTGTTGGGCGAGGTGCGATCATGGCGCTGATGCGGGCCGGGAAGCTCGAGAGCTACCGGGTGGGGCGGAGCTGGCGCTTCGATCCGAAGGACGTTGAGACCTACCGCCAGCAAGCCCGGTTTTCTGGATCCTTGACGCCGGCGACGGGTGCGGGACACGGTGCCCCCGAAAATGGCTCGGGGGATCAAGGCGCCGGCTCTCCGTAAGGCCTTCACGGTCTCCGGACGGATCACGAAGATCGACAAAGCCCAACGGCTGATGCTCGGGTGGGCCTCCACCTCGACGATCAATCACAAGCTCGTCACCGACCACGACAAAGACCGAATCACCCCCGCCGAGATGGAAAAGGCGCTTTACGCCGCCGTTGAGCGGGGCGTGGTGCTCGGCGACATGCACGATCGCCTTGGCGTCGGGCACCTCGTCGAGGCCGTGGCCCTCACCAAGGAGAAGAAGGCCGCCATGGGTCTTGGGGACGATGGTCACCAAGGGATGTGGGTCGGCTTCCGGGTGACGGATGACGCGATGTGGGCGGCCGTCGAGAAGGGGGAGCGCCCGGAGTTTTCGATCGGCGGCGAGGCCAACCGGACACCGGCGCCCGATGAACCCGGAGCCTTTGACCTGACGGACATCGAGATCCACGAGATCTCGGGCGTTGACGCCGGCGCCGGGATTCACGTCCCGGTCGTGATCACCAAGAGACGGGGCCGAGGCTCCGAGGGAGAAGCGATGAAACTGCACAAGCGATTGGCCAAACTGGCCAAGACCCTGGAGAAGCTCGGCGCCAGCGACGAAGGCCAAGCGATCATCATCAAGTTGAACGAGTGGGCCGGGACCCTTCGCAAGGAAGTGGGCTCGCTCGCCGAGTTGGCCCAGATCCAAGAGAAGCTCACCCCCGACGAGTGGGCGATGGTGCTCGAGGCGATCCAGTCGGGCGTGCCGCTCGCCGGCGCCGCCGAGCCGGTGGAGGCCGCTCTCGACCCCCAGGCCCCGGCCGGTGATCAACCCCCGCCGATGCCCCCCAAGCGGAAGAAGGCCGCCGAGAGCGACGAGGATCCCGCGGTGGCGGAGATCTCCAAGTCGCTCGAGGCCGTGCGGAAGGAGCTGGCGGCCGAGCGGGCTCGGAGCGAGCGCTTCGAGAAGGAGCGCCGGATCGAGAAGGCGAAGGCCTTCGTCGAGAAGTCCCTCCCCCACCTCCCCGGCGATCCGGAGCTGCACACCGAGGCGGTCTCCTTCCTCGAGGATGCGATCAACGCCAACGGCGAGCGCCTCATCCGGGTGCCGGCCGAGCTGGCCAAACACCTGCAAGAGACCCTCGTCAAGGCGAGCACGGCGGTCGGCGCCGCCGCGATCCTCAAGACCCACGGCGCCAACCCGTTCACCGTCCACCGGGGCGGCGAGAGCGAAGGTGGCGACACCTTCGACGGCTTCACGAAGGAGGAGGCCCGGGCCGAGCTCGAGAAGCGCTCGGCGGCCCTCCGCAAGAGCAACCCCAAGCTGACCGCTTCCGCGGCCTGGATCGAGGCGTGCTCCCAAAACGAGCGCCTCTACGAAATCACCAATAGCCGGTGACCCCGGGCTGAAAGGAACACAAGACCATGAGCGACTACATCTCCCAATGCATCATCGTTACCGCCCTGGCGGGTGACGATCTGAGCGGCGATCAGTTTCGGGCCGTCGGCCACTCGGCCGCCGCCGACAACACCTTCATCGGCACCACGGCCCAGGGTCAACGGGTGGCGGCGATTTGCCTCGACGAGCCCACCGCGGGCCAGCAAGGGCGCTTCTGCATCTTCGGCCCCACCCGAGCCCGCTTCGGGGCCGCCGTGACCCGCAACGCGGTCCTCACTCCCCAGGCCGACGGTGACCTTGAGACCGCCGCCTCGGGCGACTTCCCGTGCGGCTACGCCCTGGAGTCGGGCGCCGACGGCGGTCGGTATCTGATCTTCTTCTGCCCTTCGATGGTGCCGCTGGCCTGATCGGGCGAGCCGAGCTGAAAGAGAGACGACGATGAAAAAGATGTTCGCCAAGGCCAAGCCCACCTCCTCGATCCGGAAGGGCGTTCCCACCTTCGAGGAGGCTACGTGGGTCGAAAACCTCACCATTATGAGCGTCGATTACGCTCAGAAGGCCGAGGACTACTTCCACACCCTGACCCCGAAGCTCCCGGTCAAGACCCCCCAGGGCCGATACAAGGTCTTCTCTCGGGCGGACGCCTTCCGCACCGAGGCGGGTCCCCGGCGCCCCGGAGCCGAGGCCCGAACCCGTGCCACCGCGATCGCCGAACAGACCTATGCGACGGTCGGCCAGGCGATCAAGACCCAGCTCGCCGACGAGGATCGACAGGCCGAATGTTCGATGGTCGACGAGCGCCGGAAGGTCAACGAGGTGACTCGAGACCTCCTCCTTCGTCGCGATCTCGATTGGGTCTCGGCCTTCTTCGGGACCTCGATCTGGGCGTCGGACATCTCCTCCGGCTTCACCCAATGGAATGCCGCGAACGCGACGATCATCGCCGACGTGCGGGAGTGGCGCTCGCTGATCCACTCCTTGTGCGCGGCGGAGGCCAACCGGATGGCGATCCCGTCCGACGTCTTCGACGTGGTGATGGAGGACCCCGAGATCATCGAACGGATCCCCAACGTGGTGTCGACCTCGGTGGAAGACAAGGCCGCCATCCGCCGGGCCTCGATCGCCGCCTTGGAAGTGCTCTTCGAGGTGGAGGAGATCAAGGTGGGCAAGGCGATCCGCAACTCGGCGGCCGACGGCCTCACCGCTTCCCAGGCGTACATCGCGAGTGACGCGATCCTCCTGATGGCGGTGCCGTCCGAGGGCCCGGCGCTCGACGTGCCGAGCGCCAGCTACTGCGCCTCGTGGTCCCCCTTCGACAACGTGGATGCCACGGTGGCCTCCTCGGGCGGAGCGGCGATCTCGAGCTGGTATGAGGACAAGACCAAGTCGATGTGGTTCCAAGGGGACATGCACTACGACTTCTTCATCCCCGACACCTCGGCCGGTTTGTTCGCCTCGAACTTGCTCGCCTGATTCAAGCGGGGCCGCCGCCGGCGCTTCGGCTGGTGGCGGCCCCTTCGTTTTCGGAGGGACCGATGCGCGCCAAGATCGTTCAGCCCCGTTTCGACCACGCCCCCACCGAGGGGATGTATTTCGTGGGGCCCGGCCGCCCGATGATTGTGCGGGATGAGGCCGGCACCGTGCGGGAGTGCCACCCCGGCGACCCGATCCCCGAGGCCTTCGATTTCAAGCCCAACCGTCGCCGCGTCATGCTGGCGAAACACCGGCTCCGTTTCGTGAGCCGCAACGCCCTCGCCGATGGGGTGCTCCTCCAGCTCGTCGAGGGCCAGACCCCCGAGGCTCGGGCCGAGATGGTGGCCTCGCTCAAGCTCCCGAAGGACGCCCCCGCCCAGGCCGTAGCGTCGGCCCTGGCGGCCCAGGGCATGGCGGGGCTCGCCCAAGCTCTTCCGCCCGGCGTGCGGCCCACCCGGGTCCGGCCCAAGCGCCAAGAGCCCAAGCCGGCCCCGAAGAAGGAGGCCACGCCCTCGGCGACCCTTCTCCCTCGAGCCGACTACCCCAACGCCGAGGCCTACGCTAATGCCCTGGTGGCGGCCGACGGCCCGAAGGTGGAGGCGGCCCTCGCCGATGCCGGGCTCCTCGGCCACTACGTCAACGCCGCTCGTCTCGCCGAGAAGGACGCCGCTCGACGGGTGAAGGCGCTGGATCGCGAGAGCTTCGAGACCGAGGCGAAGTATCAGGAGGCCGAGGAGAAGGCCCGCCGGATCGTGCTCCCGCCCACCAAGGCCCTCGATCTGATCCTCAAGGCTCGCCGAGCCCGGAAGAAGGACGCCAGCGCCACCGACTCGGGGATGGCGGACCTCGCCCGGTGCGTGCTTCTCGAGCCCGAGGCCTTCGAGTTTCAGCCGAAGCAACGCAAGGGGTGACCCGTGAGCTTCTCCTACGATCCCACGCTAGCGGATGCCGTCTCTCGGATCAGGTTTCGCCTCGGCGACACCTCCGAGAGCGACCCGCCCCGCTTGCTCGAGGATGAGGAGATCTCGGCGGTCCTGGTGACCGAGGGGAGCGCCGAGCTTCACGCCGCCGAGAAGCTTTGCCAGGCGATCCTTTCCAAGATCGCCCGGGACGTGAACACCAGCGGGGCTGGGCTCAACACCACCCGAGAGCAAAAGACCACGCACTACAAGGATGTCCTTTCGGAGATCCGGGCCGAGCTATCGACGCAAGGACAGCCGATCTTCACCGGCAACTCGAAGGAAAACTTCGACGCCGTGCGTGACGATGACGATACCCGGTACGTGTTGACCCAGCTTCGGCGGGATCGCGGGTGTTGGTGAACCATGGCCCAAGTGGAGCTCCAGACCGACGGCGCCAAAGTTGAGGCGGCCCTCAAGGCCGCCGGCGCCGAGGTCGCCGCGGGGTTGGCCGAAGTGGTGCTCGGGGCCGCTCAGGTCTTGGCCGGCGAGATGCGCCGACAAGTGGTGTCGAAGCTCGCCAAGGATCCCACGGGCCAGCTCGCCCAATCGATGCGGGGCTCCCTCCTCGTGCGGAAGGCGGGCGCCGGCGAGGTGTCGGCGATCGCCGGCTCCGACCTCCCCTATGCGAAGGTCCAAAACGACGGGGACCCGGAGCACGGGATCCACGGTGAGCATCTCCTCGCGATCCCCAACCGGCTCTTGGTGCCGAGGGGGAAGAGCCCCCGCGACTTCGCGAAGGGTGAGCTACAGCTCGTTAAGACCAAAGGCGGGAGTCTCCTCCTCCTGAAGAAGGGCGCCAAGAAGGGGTCGGATCTGATGTTCGTCCTTCGGCGCTCGGTCAACTTGCCCGGCGTACACTACGCCGAGGCCGCCGCCGCCGAAGGCAAAGAGGAGGTCGACGGCTTCATTGAAGACCGCTTGAATGACCTCCTCGAGAAGGCGAGGCGCCCGTGAGCTTCTCCGAGCAAGCGCCCAATCGGGCCCTGATCATCGATGACATCCGGACCTGGCTCCGAATGATCACCGAGGCCAACGGGTTCCCTCTCGACGTGGTCACCGTTGACGATCGACTCCGCCAGGCCGACGAGGTCGCCCTTGCCGAGATGCCCTGGCTCGGCGTGTTCGCCGCCCCGGGCCAGCAAGCGCCCCGCTACTTCCCCTTCGGCCGCAAGGAAGAGATCTTCGATGTGCTCGTAGTGGGCCACGTGAGAGGCTCGAGCCAGGCCGAGAAGGAGGAGATCGTTTCGCTCCTCGAGTCGGCGATCGAGACCCAACTCCAGAGGGACCCGACCCGTGACGGCTTCTCGGTCGACACGATCGCCGTTTCCGCTCCCGACACCGACGAGGCCCAGCCGGACAAGGGCGGCCGGGTTGACAGAGTGGTTGATCTCCAGATCCGTTACCGGTGTTCCTTCTTCCCTGGGGACGATGCGAGGCAAAGAGTGGCCCACGGCGAACTTTACTTTTCGGGTGCGCCCGATCCCACCAACATCAACACCGGCGCTTATGTGCCGCTCGAGGGCGCGACCACGCTCGGATCGGCCGTCTCCTTCGACTCGCCGACGGCGGGGCGCCTCCGACACACCGGCGTCAAGACCCGCCTGATGCGGGTGGAGGCCTCGGGGGTGATCACCCCGTCGATCGCCGGCGCCGTCACCCTCGCCATCCGCCACAACGGGACTGCCCTTCCGGCCTCGGCCACCCCGGTCACCCCGTCGGGCGCCGGAGCGCCGGTCCCCTTCGCCGTCGCCGTTTTGGTGGAGCTGGCGGAGAACGATTACGTTGACCTGGCGATGATCGCCGGGTCCGCTGGCACCGTAACCCTGGCCGCCCTCAACTTGTCGGCCGTCCCTGTTTCCCGCTTCTGAGGAGGAGCCTATGCCGAAGACCATCCGAACCCGAGAGCGCCTCCGAGCGGAGGTCGACGCCGTGATCGCCGAGGAGTCGCGCCAGCCGGCGGCCCTCACCGAGGCCGAGCGATTCGTCGCCGAAGCCAAGCCCATCGTCTACGTGGGCCCCGAGAAGGGGACCCACGCCTTCGGCCGCCGCCTCGTCCCTGGCGAGGTGATCCGTTGTTGGCCCGAGGAGGCCGCCGCCAAGGTGCGGTCGGGCCTCTTTCGGGATGCCACCGCCGAGGAGGCCGCCGCTCACGAGGCCCGGTGTTGCCCGGCGTGCGGCTCGGGGCACGGCCCTTGCCTTGCGTCGGCTCCTGATCCGGTGTTCGGTCTCGCGATGAAAGAGGAGGGTTGATCCATGTCCGGATGCCAACTTGGCCACGTGCTCGGCCGCGAACAAGTGATCTTCGTGCGGCCCCAGACTGGGGAGGCCTATGTGCTCCCTCAGGCGGGACCGCCGACGGAGACGGACGGCGGAGCGCTTCACGTGATCTCGAGCGACATCAATCGAGCTCGCAAGCAACAACCCCGGCGAGACGCTCGCCTCGGCCCATACGACTTCGAGACCTTCCCCGATCGCTTCGAGGGCTCCTGGGCCATTCAGGCCCACGTGATCCCGCCGGCGGCTCTCACCTCCCGGCCCGACGCCCACCATCTTTTGGTCGGCGCCTTCGGGACCCACACCTTCAACTCGGGCACCTCGATCGCCTACACCTTGAGCAACTCGGGGTTGTGTCGGCCGCTCTCGATCCTTCGCCTGGCCAACCGGTCGGCGGCGATCTTCTCCGAGGCGCTTCGGCTCTGTCCGGTGAACCTTTTCCGGACCTCGTTCAACGGGACCGAGCCCCCCCAGTTTGCCTTCGAGGGTCCGATGGCGGAGTGGGTCGGCACCGGCCCGGCCGAGGTCGACGAAACGGGGACGACCCAGACCGAGATCGACATCACCCCGGCGACGATCGACAACCTGATGCGAGGCTCCACCTATGGGAGCCGGATCCAGGTCGGCGTCAACACCAACGGTGGATCGGGCTACGAGGTGACGAACGTTGATCGTGTCAACGATGACGTCACGGTGAGCCCGGGTGTTACGGTGACCGACGGCGACGCGATCATCCCGTACGCCCCGACCCCCACGCTCTCGAGCGCCCCCCTGATCGGGCACACCGTCGGCGGGATGACGATCGACGCCGTGGATGTTCCGGTGGTGCAGGGCGAGATCATCCTCAATCGGAACCTCACCACCCCCCAGCTTTTCGGGACCGACACCTTCGACGATGCGACCCCCGGCTTTGCCGACATCACCGGGAGCTTCACGATCGAGGCCCGGGCCGATTGGACGCTCGAGATGATCCGGGCGACCTACCGTGAGGAGCGGTCGATCTCGGTGGTGTACGGCACCGGGGCCGGGCGGACCGTGACGCACGCCGGCGCCCAATTCATTGCCGACGAGGACAAGATCGACCTCGGCGGCGAGCGGGGCCAATTCGTGATCCCGGGGCGCTTCTTGGCCTCGGCCGAAGGTGCGCTCGACGCCCTGAGCCTCACGTTCACCTGATCCCTTCTTGACGGGGAGAGCTAGTCCCTCCGCCTCGTCAGGGCCCCGCATGGCCAGGGTGTGGGGTTACGGGGGCATTGACCTAGGGGGCCGCCTGGCCCGGCCTCCGCTAAAGCGAGGGACTATGGACATCACCGAGATCGGCGCCTTCTCCGAAGATGGGGTGCGCTACTACCCAAACCACGATGACGCTCACGCGAAGATCGCGCGACTTCGCCACCTTCAAGGCCTACCGCAACTCGACGCCGACGAGATCGCCGAGGTGGAGACGATCGAGGGTTGGCTTGCTGAAGAAGCCCTTTACCTCGAGCTCGAGCCGCTCTCCTCGGAGGACTACCAGAAGATGCGCGCCAAGAGCCCGCACCTCCGAAAAGGTCTCCAGCTCCAGCAAGGCAAAAACGGGCCGGTGATCGATGGCTCCTCCTTCGAGACCCGTCACGATGCGTTCGTCGAGGATCTCCTCCGATCCAGGGTGAAGCGGGTGGGAAACTGTCGCGCCAAAACGGGGCCCCAGGAGTGGCGAGCGATCACCACGATCGATGAACTTCTGGCCACCCTCAAGCGATCGGACCGGGCGACTCGAGCGCTCCTCGAGGATGTGCACGAGGCCTTGATCTCGATCTCTCACCTCGAGGCCGGCCTAAAAAACTGATTCGCCTCGCCGCCGCCTACTCGGCCTCGGGGCACCCGTCCACTCGGTGGCGGTGCTCGCAATGCGATCCGGGCTACCAACCGGATCCGCTCGAGCCGCCAGAGGAGGAGGCGAGGCGGGTCCGGAATTGCGCCGGCGACCCAAAGGCGGGGCTCCTCGAGACGCTCCCGTTTGCCCCCGGCGTGAGGATGTGCCCCCGAGCGCTGATCCCCGGATCGGCGTGGGAAGCGATCGAGGTGTGGAGCCGCTGGCGCCTCCTTCGGGTGCTCCCGTTCCCCGGCCCGCTCGAGGCCCAACCGGTTTGGGTGCTCGAGGCGATCGAGGCCGCCGAGCTGGGGACCCGTGGCCCGAGCGACCACGTGGCCCCAGAGCCGCTCGAGGTCGAGGAGGAGGCCGAGGCCCAGGGCGATGAGCCGAAGGCGCTGGCGGGCTTGAGCCCCGCCCTGCAAGCCTACTTCGCCCGGAAGGTGGACAACGCCACTTAGCCGGGACACGGTGCCGGCCGATGGCGGACATCGTTTTCGGCATCCTGATCAAGGGTAAGGACCTCGCCTCGAAGGCCTTCGACGCAACGGCCACCAGCGCTCGGCGACTGGGGACGTCGATTCGGGACGCCGGATCCAAGGCGGCGAAGGCGGCGAAGGAGATCGCCGGCTCGGCCGTCAACATCAACGCGATGATGGAGATCGGGAAGAAGGTCTTTGGGGCCCTCTCCCGTGGCTTCCAAGCCGTCACCTCCGCCGCCCTCGAGCAAAGGGCCGCCACCGATCAGCAAGCCAAAGACTGGGCCGAGCTCGGCCGCACGGTGGAGCGGATCGCCGGCCTGATCGGCGACATCCTGATCCCCATCGTGCTCGGGGTGGCCGACGCCTTCGCCTCGTCGACCAAAGGCGCCGAGGCCTTCCTTGGGCAAAACCGGGCGCTGATCGGATCGAAGATCGTCGAGTACCTCGCCAGCATGGCGAGCACCCTCGTTCGGGGTGTGGCGACCGGGTTGGTGCTCGTCTCGAGGGCGTGGACCGGTCTCCGAGAGATCGTGGGCCTGGTGAAGTTTGCGGTGGAGGCCGCCTTTGCCGGCATGATCAAGGGCGCCGAGGTTGCGATCGGCGCCTTCGAGAGCCTCGCCTCGGCCGTTGGCGCTGATGGGCTTGCGGCATCCCTGGCCTCGGCCAAGGAGGAGGCCGCCCTTATGTCGGCGACCTTCGGGGAGTCGGCGGATCAGCATCTCGCCGAGGTCGCCCGAATGGTGGCCGAGCAAGAAGCGCTCGATGCCGCGATCGCCGACGTCGCCGCGAAGGTTCAGGACGGGATCGGGCGGGCCGCCGTCGCCGCCTTCGCTCGGCTGAATCAGGAGATCCGCAAGGTCGCTCCCGGCGCTCGAGAGGCGGCGGAGGCCGCAAACAAGCTGGCGATCGCCTCCCTCAAGGCCCAGGAGATGGCGGCCCAGGGCCACGCGATGCGGGTGGCGCTGGCGGCCGACCTCTACCAGAGCAACCTTGAGCGGATCGCCGAGGCGGAGGAGCGAGCCGACGCCAAACAAAAGGAGCGCTTCGAGAAGCTCAAGGCCCGGGCTCAGGAGATGGTCTCCGAGGTCACCTCCTTTGCCTCGGGCCTCGTGGGCTCGGCCCGCTCGGCCTTCGCCGGCATCGGTGAGGAGATGAACGGCCAGATCAAGACCTGGCGGGATGCCTTGGCCTCCTTCCTCGACTCGATCGCCAGCATGATCATCGAGAAGCTCGTTCAGTCGGGCATCGCCAAGATCGCCGGCCTGATCGGTAGCGCCCTGACGGGGGGTGGGCTTGGGATCTTCGGAGCGATCGGCGGGGCCATCTCGGGCCTCTTTGGGGCCGGGGCCGTGGGCGTGAACCGGGGCGGGACGATCCGGGGCTACAACTCCGGAGGGATCCACGGGTACGCCGGCGCCGGCATCGTCTCCGGTCCGGCGGGCTCCCCCAACCGTGATACCACCCTGGCGGCCCTCACCGTCGGCGAAGGGGTGCTCTCCCGCGAGACTACCAAGCGGGTGGTCGCCGACCTGTCGGGCCGTGGGGGCTCTGGCCAAGCGCCGGCGTCGATCGCCGAGTCGCCTCGGGCTCGCCAGGTGATCCGGGAGGTGAAGGAGACCCGGGCTCTCTACGCCCTCACCAGCCGGGCCCACCTCGACACCTTCCAGCGAAACACGGCCTTGCCTTCCGCCGCTCGCCTCGAGCGCTACAGGGCCCAGGGAGCTTGATCCAATGGTCTACGCGATCACCCCGATCGACGCCTCGGTGAGGGCCCAAGCCCAAGCCGGGAAGCCCTTCTTTTTGGTGGATCAGTGCATCCGTCACCGGGCCAACGTGCCGAGCTGGCGCACCTCCGGATCGTGGGCCTCGGGCTCGGACATCACAGACCCCGATCGCCCGGTACGCCGAGCCTACGACGGCCAACTCGGGGCCGGGACGTCGCCCAACGATACGATCGTCGGCACCTCCACCCCCGTTTACCTCCTCTTTGACCTGACCGCCGCCGCCGCCCGTGGCTTCGACACGGCGATGATCGCCGTCGATCTCGGGGGCGTTGGTGACGGCGCCGAGTGTGCGATCCAGATCGCCAATGCCGACAACTTCGCCAGCGCCCGAACCATCGGAGAGGCCCAATTTTGGGAAGATGGGGGCGGGCGCCAGAAGATCATCGTTTGGGATCTCCGAGACCCGATCGGCGCAATCGACGGGATCGACGTCGCTAACGCCCAGTATGTTCGGCTCCGATTCCAGCTCGGCCTGGGGCCGACGTGGGTCGCTCCTCCCGTGGTCTACGAAGTGGCCCTCGGGCGCCGCTTCCAGCTCTCCCACTTCCCTCGCTACCCTCACGACCCCGAGCAACGGGCCTCGGTCTTCTCCGACTACGTTGCCGATTCAGGGTGGACGCAACGGGTGATCCGCTCCGTCGGTATGCACCCCGTGAGCCTCTCGCTCCAGCCCCAGGCCGAGGGCCTCAACGGGATCGACGATGTGGACGCGATCCGCCGGTGGTTCGCGGCGACGAACTACGGCGCCCGAAACTTCCTCTATTGCGACGACCCCGGAGCCGTGGCCTCGGGTGTGGTCACCCCCGCCTCGACGCCGCCCCGAGGCCTGTGGTGTCTCCCCCCGCCGTCGATCGCCGTGCCGAACATCGGCCCCTTCGTCTACGACTTCTCGACCGAGTTTCGGGAGCTCCCCCCGTACCGGGCGATCAATGAGGTTGCGGCGTGAGCTACACCCCTGGCGCCGCTTGGCTCGAGGCCTTCGAGCGCTCCCCTGTCGAGCCGGTGATCTCGGTGGAGATCGAGCGGCCGTATAACACCCGGATCGCCTTCCACACCGGCGATCGAGACTACGAGCTTGGTCCCGACTCGGTGCCCTACCTCGACACGGTGACCCCGGTGGAGCGCTCGATCGGTGTCTACGACCGGAAGATCTCGCTCGGGGTCTTCGAGCTCGAGCTTGTGGACGCCGGCGGCGATGACGGCGCCTTTGCGGTCCAGGCCGGCGAGGTGGTCTCAAGGCTCGCCGGCACCCTCACCAAGGGCGCCCGGGTGATCTTGAGCGTCGGAGAGGCCGACCTCGACGCCGCCGACTACGAGCCGATCCACGAAGGGATGCTGATCGATGACGTGCGGAAGGTCCCTGGGGGCGTACAGATCACGGTGATCGACCCCTTCTCCTTCGGCCTCGACGAGGAGCGGGCGACCTATTGGCGGCCGGGCCACCCGCTCGCCGTGATTCGGAGCCAGCTCCTGGCGGCCCTTCCGCCGGCGATGCTCACTGACTCGAGCCTCCTCGAGATCAACAACCCGGACACGGCCCATCTTGTCGTGAGCCGCTGGCCCTACTTCCTCTCGGGCGATAGCGCCACCGGCGCCGTCGGCGGGGCGGTCCTGAATAACTGGACCTTCTACATCCCGTTGCGGATCAACGAAAGAAAGCCGGGCATCGATCAGATCTCCGAGCTTCTCTTCCTCCTTCGGGGCTCGCTCTCGGATGGGCGCTACCGATCCAACGGGGCGATCTCCTTCTTGCCCCTCGACCTCGGGAAGGCCGTCACCCGTCACTTCACCTCGGACGAAGTTTTCGGCCTTGAGCAGATCTCCGGGCCGATGGATGTGATCAACCGGTTCGAGGTCTTGGGGCACTCCTACCCCACCGACACTCAGGCGGCGGCGACCACGGGCGGCGAGAAGACCACCCTCTATCGTGGTGTGCACGCCTCCTCACCAACCGATCTGGCCTACCCGTCGGCGAGCCCGACGCCCAAGTTTTACGACCCGGCCGAGCCCTTCTTCTCGAGCTGGCTCAACGCTTTTCAGGAGCTTGAGGCCCAGCAACTTATCGGCTTCGACGCCGCCGCTACCTCTCTGGCGATCCGCCTCCCGCTTTTCTACGGCTTCACCGGGACGGCACTCTACGACGCCTCGGGTAATTGGGACCCCCCGCCCAACTCGACGATCCGATCGGAACACGCGATCTCGGGCACCAAGCCGGCCTATTTGCTGATCACCGACCATGCCGGGACGTCGGAGATCATTCGGGCCGAGGCCTTCGCTTACGACACGGTGCGGGGCCAGCTCGAGATCGGCGATCAGTTTTGGCGCTGGGGGACCTACTCCTCGATCACCCGTGGCCAGCGGGGGACGGTGGCGGTCGACTGGGAGGACGTCTTTGACTTGGGCTCGGGATCGCCGACCCGGATCTACGTCTACGACATCACCCTTGCGGTCTTCGTGGCCGAGTCGGTGGTGGACCGCCACGCCTACGGGGTGCCGGGGATCCGCTTCTGGGCTCCTCTCCACGCCTACGGCCTGGACCTCGGAGACTTCATCTCCCTTGACTCGCCAGACTTCATGTTTGCGACCGGTAACGACACTCACCAAGATCTCGACGCGAACATCATTTTTGAGGTGACCCGGGTGGCGGAGCATTGGAGAGGTGAGATGCCGGCGATCGCGATTGAGGCTCACTTCGTGCGAGATACGGCCTACACCCCCGGGGTGCTCGACGAGGATCCTTTTGCGGGGGACATTCCGATCGGGAGCTTCCCGCCGGGAGAGGTCTACTACGACGCCGACGGCGAGACCTACGTTGACGATCTCGGTGGCGCCTACACCGACTATTGAGGAGCGACGATGCCTAATCACCTCTACGCCCTAGACGCCAACCGCCACCCTCCCCAGGGCGCCTCAACGGCGACCTCTGGCCAGATCATGCAAGCGGCCGGGTCCGACGTGGTCTCTTGGGTCTCGATCGCCGGCGACGTCTCCGGGCCCCCGAATAACCTCGCCGTGGTGGACCTGACGATCTCCGGCCAGGCGACCGGATCGATCCTCTACTACAACGGGACCAATTGGGTTCACCTTGCGATCGGCACGGCGAGCCAGGTGCTCGCCGTCAACGCCGGCGACACGGCGCCCGAGTGGGTCACCGGTGGAGGTGGAGGAGGGATCGGCGGGAACGTCGGTGCCAGCGATAACCGGTTGGTGCGCTCCGACGGTGTTGGCGGGGTGACGATCCAGGGGTCGGCGGTGAGCCTCACCGACGCGGGGGCGCTCTCCGGGATCACCGGCTACGATCAGACCTCGGGCGCTTTCAACGTCTCGGGCAACGGGGCCGTCACCATCGGCAACGGTGGCACGGGATCGATCGTGCTCTCGCCGGGATCGGGCGGGCTCACGATCGAGCTCCTCGATAACGACGCCTCCAACTTCCTGATCGAACAAGGCTCGGATGACTACTTCCGAATCGACACCACCGACGGATCGGAACGGGTGGTGCTCGGGTCGGTCCTCACCACGGCGAACCTCGACCTTGTGACGGGCAACGATCTCACGATCTCGCCCGGTGGTGACACCGACATTCAGATCGCCGGGTCGGCGGGCTCGGCCACGGCCTTTCGGATCCGGGACGGCGCCTCGCTCTCTGACGTCTACCTGTCGATCGACACCACGGCGGATCTTGTCACGATCGGCAACGCCACCACCGGCGCCACCGGCGTCACGATCAACACCGGTGGAACGGGGCTCACCGTCAATGTCGCCGACAACGACACGGCGGCGATGTCGGTGCTCCAGGGTGCGAACATCTATTTCCGGGTCGTCACCAGCAACTCCGGCGAGCGCTTAATCTTCGGCGACTCCTCGATCGATCAGCGCTTCGACTTCGACGGCGACGGGGCGATCGGCAAGCCGGACGCCAGCGGCACCGACGTTGCCGGCCTCAACAACCGGATCCGGGCCGGCGCCGGCACCGGCAACGCCACCCCTGGGCTTCTCTACTTCACGACCCCTGGGGCGGGCTCCTCGGGGGCGACGGTTCAAACCCAGGTGGATCGCGCGATCCTCGGCGGGTCGCTCACTCAAACGAGCTTTTTGCTCGGCAACCCCAACGCCCTCAACCGATCCACCACCCCGGTCACCCTCGTTCAGATCCTCGCCACCGACGGCGACAGTGCCGGGACGGCGCCGGCGGCCGACCTCGCGATTCGGGCAGGCAACCACTACAACAACGCCGGCGACGGACCGGCCGGCGATCTGGAGCTCCGGGCCGGCTCGACCCTTTCGCCGTCCGTAGGCGCGGCGGCAAGGGCCGGTAACCTCCTCCTGGCGGCCGGCTCAACCACCAGCAACGGCCAACTCGGCACGATCCAATTCTACACCTCCCCGGCGAGCGGCTCGGACACGCTCCGGATGGAGATCGACGCCGCCGGCGTGGTCTCGGTGCTCCACCAGATCGATCTACTCGATCAGGGCAACACGGCCCCGACGGCGCCGGCGCTTGGCGATGCGCGCCTCTACGGGCGGAGCTACGCCGAGAGGACGATGCCGGAGTACCTCTCCGAGCTCGGTAGCGAGACCACGCTCCAGTCGGCCCTTTGGCAAAAAAACGTGGTCATGTGGATGCCCGGGACCGGGACCACCGCTGCAATCTCCTTTGGGACCTCGTGGACGATCGACACCACGCAAGCGCACCCGGCACCGGCGTCCACCAACTTCCTGACCCAATTCAACCGGGCTACCTTTGCCACGGCGGCGACGGCGGGAGACGCCGCCGGCATTCGGTCTAGCCGTAACATTTTCTGGCGCGGCAACACGGCGGGGAGTGGTGGCTTCTTCTTCTTCGCCCGGGTTGGTGTCGAGGCCTTCGTCTCGAGCATGCAAATCCAGGTGGGCTTGTTCCCACAGGCGGCGATCGCGGGTGAGCCGAGCGCCGTCAACAACTCGGCGATCCTGTGTAAGGACTCGACCGATACGAATTGGCAACTCGCCTTTCGGGATGGCACCACAACCACGAAGGTTGACCTCGGCCTGGCGGTGGCGGCGAACGATGTTCTAGATGTTTGGCTTTACGCCGCCCCTAATAGCTCGGAGATTATCGCCCGGGTGATCCGTCGTAACAACGCCTCGGTTTTGGCGGACGATACGACCCACACGGCGAACCTTCCTACGAACACAACCTTCCTTGCTCCCGGGGCTCAGGTGCGAACGACGGTGACCACGGTGGCCACCCTTGCTGTGATGAAGATCTATTGCGAAAGCGACCTGTAAAGAAGGAGGAGATTCGATGCGATTGAAGTTGTGCCTTGGTTTTCTGGTGGCGGCGGCGGTCCTAGTGATCGCCGCCTTGGTGTCTCCGGCGAGAGCCGATAACGTGATCTTGCCTTCGACGGCGGCGACCCGCCAGAGCACCTCGGATCCGTTCCTGGTGATCCAGGCGACGATCGACGAAACCGACGTGACGTGTTTCCTCGAGAGCACCGGCGCCGAGCCCATGCTGATCCCGTGGGACGCCCAGGCGGTTGTCACGTGCGACTCCGAGGGGGTCCTCTTCTTCTGGACCCAAGCGGACAACGGATCGATGACGATCAACAAAACCACCCTGATCGTTGACGACACGGCTACGACCGGAGCTCCCGGGGGGGCGGCCCCCAACGGGCGGGTCCCGGGTTTTGAGTACCGCGGGGGCTACCGATCGAGTCTCAACGCTCGACGGATGTTCGAGAGCCGGGGGGGCGGCGTGAGCGTCGGGCGGAGGATCAACGTATGCTCGAGCGAGGGGCGCCCTTGCGCGGTCGACGCCGATTGCCTCGGCGCCGACACTTGCTCCACCTCGGGCCTCGCCTTCAACTCGATCACGGGCGCTTACCTATGCGGGGTGGCCTTGGGCGCCTCGCCGGTTGCGTGTCGGGTGACCCTCGAATGAGGCGCCTTTGGTTGTTGGCGCTTCTTCTGGTGGCCTCGGGGTGCATCTCCGACGCCGAGGCCTACCGCGACCCGGACCGATGGGGGGCGAAGGGGCGGGGCGGATCCCAGGCTACCGGCGGGGAGTCGATCGGGCCCCTCGACCGCTACACCTGGGATCTTGTGATCGACGGGAGTGCATGCCCGGCGTCGGCGGCTGACGGCCTCTCCCACCAGATCAGCGGCACCGATGCCGGGCCGCTTGCGTGGGGCTACGGGGCTGACGCCGGAACCTACACTTGCAACGGCAGCACCTCCCCCCTCACAAACCTGGGATCCCTCACCGACGAGGCGATGGCGTTCTCGGGGGCCGGAGACAACTGCTGGAACCTCACCAGCTCGTTG